TCCGCGGTGCCGTTGCGGAACGGCACGACGGTGAGGATCTCGTCGCCGGTCAACCTGATCGGCGGCGCGCCGGGGATGCGCGGACGGCGGCGACCGTGGCGATCGCGCTCGTCACGATCGTGATCGTGGCGACCGTGGTGATCATGACCGTCGTGGTCGTGATCGTCGTGGTCGTGATGATCGTGATCGTGGTGGTCGTGCGTCATTTCGAGATCACCTCGAGGGATGCGCCATCGGGGCCGGCGCGGCGCGCCGGGTCTGTGCGCCCGGGCCGTAGGCCGGCACGGCGGTGGCGAACCGGGTCTCGCCGGGCAGCCGCTGCGACATTTCCGAGAGCTTGGCGTTGAGGAGCGGCGAGGCCACCGCCTGCGGCCCCCTCACGAAATTGTGCCCCATGGGCGGCAGCTCTCTCGCGTCCTTGCCGTCGCGCCGCAGCTTCAATTCGGCGGCGAGCCGCGTCACCGCCTTCTGCCAGTCGACGCGGTTGAGCTTGAGGACCTCCGGGTCCGACGCCAGCATCTGGGCGGCTTCCGCCATGTCGCCGATGTCGATCGGCGCGCTCGAGGTCGGCAGCCGCGATTGCCACCGCGCGAAGGCTAGCGCCGCGGCGCGATTGAGCGGCTGCATGTTCTGGTTCGGCGGCAGGGCCGAGACCACGATGGCGCCCTCCTCGAACAGCGTCGCCTCGCGGCCGCGGCCGATGAAGGTCTCGGCGGCGATGTAGTAGCAGGGCTCGCGCTCCTGCACGATGCCGCCGTCCTGCTGCATGGAGAAGCATTCCGGCAGGTGCTCGTAGCCGGAGCCGGCAAGCAGGTCGGCCTCGCTCTCGGGAGCGCCGTTGCGGCGGCGTTTGGCGCCCGTCGGCGGCGGCGCGCCGGCGGGCGGTGGCTGCGTTTCGCTGTTCTCCGGTGGAGTGAGGTTGAAATCGTCAGCCATGACGGTCGTTCCTTTCCTCTTCGTTTCGCATGGCGCGGTCGGCGGCGGCGGCCTCGTCCGGGGCCGGCGCATCGTCGGGCGCGGCGCCGGCGGGGGGCGGCTCGGCGGCGAGCGCAGTCTCGGTGTCGTGCTGCTCCTGGAGATCCGACATCTCGGAGTCGTGCCGCATCTGCATGCGGTTGTGCTCGTCGAAGCGGCGCGCCCCTTCGGTCTTGCCCTCCTCGTCCTGGCGGTGCAGGAGCGCCAGGAACTCCTTGCGCGTCGCGCCGCGCGCCAGGAGCGCGTTCTGCTCCGCGACGTGGCGGCCGGCGCGCGCCGCCGGCGTCTCCGCGGCGACGACGAAGGCGCGCAGCATGGCCCGCTCCTGGACCTCGTGCTCGTCGGCGAGGTCCTGGCGCTCGCGGGCGTGGCGGGCGGCGCGTTCGTCGGCGGGCTCGGCCACCTTGGCCTGCTCGTCTTCGCGGACCCACTGCGCCTCGCCGCGCTTGACCATGGCGCGGGCCTGGTCGGCGCTGATGACCTGCGTGTTGACCACAGCCGGGTTGGCGGTGACGCCGAGCACCGCGCCCTGGTGGTGCATCGCCTGGTTCTGCCCGACGACGCGGACGTAACCGATCAAGGTGCTGGCCACGCTGTTTGTCTCCTAATAGTTGGCCGCGTACTGGCCGAGCGTGTCCTCTGCCGAGGTGTCGCCGAGGCCGATGTAGCCCTTCAGGTTGAGGCCGGTGAACGTGCCGACGGCGACGTACTGCAGCTGCAGGAAACGCGGCAGCGGCGTGCCGATGGGCCGGCGCGGCAGATCGAACTCGGCGATCTGGTTCCAGTTCTGCGCCAGATTGGCGAGGAGCTGCGCCAACGGGATGGCCGCGCTCGTGATGTAGGGCGTGAACGTCAGCCCGGACACCGAGCCGGAGCCGTTGTCGACCGCGCCGGCGAGAATGACCTGGATCGACGTGCCGCCCGCGGGCGGCGTCGCTGCCGTGGCAGTCATGTAGACGTCGACGGTGGGCGTGCCGACGCCGCGGCCGAGGCCCAAGTCCTCGCCCCAGAACTTGGTCGGAGGCGTGGTGTCGGGGCGCAGCCGGCCGACGATGGCGTCGGGCGGCACCGGATAGGTGCCGGTCGCCGAGTCGAGCGCGAGCCCCTGCAGGATGTCGTAGGTCAATTCGCTGATGACCGTGCCGCCGGCCACCGCCTGGCCGCCGTTCGCCTTGAAGAAGGTGAGATTCTGGTCGTACATAGCCATGGGGAAAGTCCTCTCGTTGGTGCCGGCGGAAAATCAGACGACGCGCGCTTCGGTGTCGAGCAGCGAGTCCTGCACCGCCAGCGGCACGTTCCTCCAGTTGACGATCGGCCGCCCGGCATAGTCGGTCGGCGACAGCAGCACGTTGCGATCGCGGATGGCCTGCACGTCGAGCGCCGCGCGGACGGTGCGGTCAACGTAGATCTTCAATCTGATTGCCGGCGCCATGCGGTCGGGCGCGTCGGTCTTGGTGATGCCGGACACGGTGCGACCCGCGGTCGGCAGGCGCACGATGGCGCGCGCCATGATGGCGAACAAATCAGGAGGCGCCGATCCTAAAAGTCCTGCGGTCGTGGTGTCGATGTTGCAGATGCGCACGATGTAGCGCCAGTCCTCCACCACCAGGCCGAGCTGCCACTCGAACAAGCTGGTGTACGCCTCGAAGCGCAGCATGTTGGCGTCGAAGCCCGGCACGATGTCGCCCTTGTCCTCGAACGACAATCCGGCCTTCGATCCTTTCGGGTAGACGCCGTAGACCGTGGACTCGCCCCAGCCGATGAACCACAGCGAGGAGTTGGACGAGTCGACGCCGCCGGCGTCGAACACGTTGACCGCGTTCTGGGCCGTGACCGGCTTGACGGTGTTGAAGAACGGCGAGAAGCCGGTGAAGGTTTCCGGCTGGGTCCAGGAGTTGCCGTAGGCCAAGGTCGAGGACTGCTGCTGGCTCAAGCCTTCCATATGCGCGATGTCTTCCTTCTCGCGCACCACGGTCTCCTCGCCGCCGAGCGAGGCGAGCCGCTTGTCGATCTGCGAGTAGTCGCGCAGGAGCGACATGCCGAACTCGAGCTGCGCCCTATTTGATTTGCTATAGGGCGTTCCTTGATAAAATCTGATGTATTGGCCCTTGGGCAGCGAAGTTCGCACCGTCGCCACGTGCGTGGTCAAGCCGTTGGCCTCGACCATGGGCATGTCGTCGATCATCTCGTTGCACTGCGACAGCAGCTCGGCCATGTCTGCGATCTTGCCCTCGGGGTCGATGGAGCGCCCGAGGTCGGCGAGCGTCAAATAAGCCATGATGGTTCGTCCTTGTTTGTTTGGTGGTCCGCGGGCGCGGTCCTGCTAACGATCTTTGCCGTTGGTGTACCAGCCGCGATGGCCGGGGCCTCGCTGCGGGCGCGGCGGCGCCGGCGGGGCGATGAGCATCCCGTCCTCGAACACGTTCATCCTCTCGGCGAGAGAGACCAGCAACCTGATGAACGGCGGGAAATTCCCCATGCCGTTGGCGTCCACGTGCCGCAGCAGGTTCGTGGCATCGTCGGGAGACAGGTGCTCCTCGATCATGCCCTTGGCCTTGCTGAGATTCGTGTGCAGCCGGTTGCCGCCGATGATCGGGTCGTTGCGCAATTGATCGCGCCATCCGGCGTTGAGGTCGTCCCACGTCTGGCGCTGGTGCTCCAGCGCCTGACGATGGACGCGCTCGATCTCGGCCCGGTGCAGGTCGAGGAGCCCTTGGGCGCGGTCCTTGGCCGACAGCTCGGCGTTGTTCATCAACCCGATGAACTTCTCGCCGCCTTCGGCCTCGATGGTCATTCCCTCCGGCACGGTGAGGTCGCTCACGGTCAACGGAGCCGGGGCCGCAGCCGGTTCGGGCTGTTTCGGCGTGGCGTCCTTGTTCGCCGGGTCGGTCGCCTCTTTGTCCTTGGCCTGCGCCGCCGGTTCCTTGGACCCTTCCTTGGGCTTGTCCTTGGAGCTTTCCGTTTGTTGCGGCGTGGCGTCGGCGTCCGGGGCCGGCGTTGCGGGGGGCTTCCCCTCGGCCGAGCTGAGCAGGCTCGGCTGATCCTGTGATGGCTGCTGCGCCGCCGGCTCCGCTGCGCCTTCTTGCGCGGACGGCGAGGCAGCGGCCGCGCCCGGCGCGGGAGGTGCGTCGGGCGCGGCCTCGCCTGCAGCACCGCCGCTCGTAGGCGCGGCGGTGACGGGCGCGGTCCCGGTGGCGATGCTGGGCGCCGCCTCGGCTGCAGGTGATGCCGGCGTTTCGTTTGCCATCAGAAATCAGTTTCCCTAGCGGTCGTCGTCACCCGTCCAGCCCTGCGGCCGCGGCAGGTCGAAGCCCTGCATGGCGACGGCGACGGCGTTGTCGTCCGATCGCTTCTTGTCTTCCTCGGCGCGCACCGCGGCGACGCGCTCGTCCTCCCTGCGCGCCTCGGCCAGCATCTGCATGTAGAGGTCCGGCGCCGCGGCCATCGCCGCCATCATCATCTGCTTGCCGATGTTCTCCTCGCCCATGCGGAAGAACGTGGTCTCCGGCTCGCCGGGCGTGAAAGAAGAGGCGTAGATGTGGCAGCGCTCGAGCACGCGATAGAGCCAGGCGCGGCCGTTGCGGTGCCCCATCAGGCGGCGCAGCGTCTCGGCGTCCTCGCGCTCGCGCCGCGCCTCGTCGCGATGGGCGTTGTTCTCCGCGACCGGGTCGCCGGCGTCGAAGGACAGGTGATCGCTCGCCACTTAGTCCCTGTGTTCGTCAAACAAGTCGTCGGAATCGTCGTCGAAATCATCCGGCTCGAAATGCTTGCAGCCGGCGCACACCCAGCCGCCGATAGCGCCGATGTCGGTGTCCTCGACGGTCCGGTTCATCGGCTTGCCGCAGTGCGGGCACGCGCGCTCGACCGCCATCAGTGCCTCACGTAGCCGGTCGGCAGGAAGAGACCGTTGCCGATGCGGGGCCTCGCCGGCGGCCGCCGCAGGTTGCGCTCCAGCGTCTCGAGCTGGCGCGCCACGTTCGACCAGGCGATGTCGCAGCGGTGACACGTCGCCAGTTGGCGGGCGCCGCCGGCGGCCTGCTGCAGGCCGTACACCAGCCGCGAGCGCGCGCGCGCAAAGGCCATCGGCGTGCCCCGCACCTCCGCGGTCGGCGACGCCTTGGCCGGATCGTCGAGGCCGGCGAGCACGATGCAGGCGCGCCGGCAGCGGTCGAGCCGCCAGGCCAGCCCCTTGCGATTGACGCGACCGGCGGTTGTCATCTCGGCGCACGCCAGGTGCATGCAGGCTTCCGCCGCGATGCGCAGGCCGTCGGTCACGCGCTCGTAGGACTGCCGCTCGACCATGAGCGAGCCCTGGCGCACGGGATCGCCGTTGGCGTCCACCGCAATGCCGGCCGGCTTGTCGTCGTCGGGATCGTCGGTCATGTCAGAGGGGATCTTTGTTTCGGACGCGCGGCCGGGGGGAACAGGAGACGAAAACCCCGGCCGCGGCCATCTGCGGACGTGAGCCATCCACGCCGCCCGCAAATTCGGGGCTTCACAGGAGGTTTGTGGCGACGACGGTCATCGCGCGGACGAGCGCGTTCTTGTCTTCGGGCGACATCGATGACGAGTAGTCGCGGATGAGCTTGGCCAGCACGATCATGGCCTCGGTGGCGGTGTGCGCGGGCGCCGCCGATGGCGCGCCAGACGGCGCGACGCTCGGTAGTTCTGTTACCTTTGGCGACCCGTCCGGCTCGTATTGCGTTCGCTGCGGATGCAGCTCGCCGTCTTCGCCCATGACGGGACCGACCCAGCGGCCGCGATCGGGCCGCATCGCGGCAGGCAGCGACCGGGCGCCGGCGCGGCGACCGCCAACCTTGTCGAGCATCGCGTCGCGCGCGTCGCGCCGGGTAACGTGGGTGTGCTGCTCGCCGTCGGGACCTACGAGGGCCATTTGGATCTCCGTTCTGTGATTCTCACTGCGGCAGCCCGGTCGCGCCCGGCGCCGAGCCGCCCATGCCGGTCATCAGATTGATGGCGTTCTGCATGCCGCCGGGGTCGATCTGACTTGCATCCAATGCCGCCTTGGCGGCGCCCGGCGCGGCATGGGTGGCGATCGCCATGGCCTGCTGCTCTTTCATCGCCTGCCCCTGCGCCTTGGCGCGGACCTGGCGCAGCATCAGGACCTGCTTCTCGTCGCGCAGGCAGTCCTTCGGGAAGTTCGACATGTCGAGGTATTTTCGGGTGATCTTGTCGAGGTCGATGTTGTCCTCGGGATGCACCTCGGGGTAGGCGGCCTTCAGTTGCGTCACCACGGCAAGCGATTTCTCGACCACGGCGGTCTCGGCGGCGCGCTGCGCCACCCGGATCATGGAGTCGAACTCGATCTGCAGCGGCACGTTGAGCAGGCTCGGCGGCTTCGGCGCCAGCAAGCGGCGGCGTCCCATGATCTCGATGACGCGGCGGATGTCGTCGGCGAGTTCGCGCTCGACGTTCTCGACCACCGGCCCGAGCCGCTGCAGCTTCTCGCCTCTCCGCTCGCTGATCTCCAGCTCGTTTCTTGGTTGGACGCCCTCCAAGTTTTCCATCATTTGGAACGCATCGTTGAAAAACCACTTCTGAATCCGGGCCTGGATCTCCTGGATCAGTTGCGTCATGTGCTCGACGTCGAAATTCATGTCGTAGATCGACTTCATGCCCTTGGCGATGTCGTCGACGTAGGTGACCTTGCCGGGCAGGATCGAGCTAGGCTGGTTTTTCAGACCCAGCGAGGCCAGCATGGGCGGCCGCACCATCTTCTCGATGGCCTCGGCCTGGCGCATGGTCATCATGTGGAGCTGCAGGATGTCGGGCAGCGCGTCCATGCCGACGGAGCGGCCGTAGGCGTCGTTTGAGACCGTCGTCCAGCGCGGCACGATGAAGGGCTTCGACCTGAACCCGCGCTTCGACAGCGGCCGCGGGGAGTAGCGGTTCCACTCCCAGTAATACTCGCGGTAGGTGAAGGGGCCGGGGATGACGCCGAGCTTGGAGTCGCC